AATTGTGTCACTGACAGCAGAAGGTTTATCGCCAATGGTTGCTACATCAGCAGGTGAACAATATAATCATTATGTAATTGCATCTAGTTTACAAACAATTATTGATGGTACACATATAAAAAGAGATGATACAAGTATCTTTATGGAAACAATTATGGCTGTTATTATCTCAGCTTTATTAATTGCACTTGTAAGAATTGCACCATATTGGTTGATTGGTTTATTTACAATTAGTGTTTATATTGGTAGTGTTTACTTTACTATGTTTATGTTCAATCAATCACTTACACTTACTGATATTAGTTGGTTTATAATTACATTTACTATAGTTGCTATGCATTCTATATTCAATAGGTTCATATTAGAGTTTAATTTAAAACAACAGATAAGAAAACAATTTGAAAAGTATTTAGACCCAAGACAAGTAGCAATATTGCAAAAGAATCCAGATAAAATTAAACTAGGTGGTGATAGAAAAGATATGAGTTTCTTGTTTATGGATATTGTAGGATTCACTCCAATATCTGAACACTATAAAAATAATAATGACCCTGAAGGATTAGTGAAAGTAATAAATGATTACCTAGATAGAATGACTAAAATTGTTTTAAAGAATGGTGGTACAATAGACAAATACATGGGTGATTGCATCATGGCATTTTGGAATGCACCACTTGATTGTGACAATCATGCTGAAATGGCTGTAAAAACTGCTATTGAATGTGCTAAAGAGACTGAAGAGATTAAAAAAGAATTCAAATCAAAAGGTTTACCAGAGATTAATATTGGTAGTGGTGTAAATACAGGAACTTGTATTGTAGGTAATATGGGTAGTGAAATGAGATTAGATTATTCTGTTATTGGTGATGCTGTTAATTTAGCTGCTAGATTAGAAGCACAAACTAGAAACTATAAAGATGAGAATGGTAATGTTGTACCATTACTCTATTCACAATACACTAAAAGTCTTTTAAGTGATATTGACTCTATTGAAGTGGATAAAATAAAAGTGAAAGGTAAAGAAGAGCTTATAACAATTTATAAGCCCTCCTTTGTAAGTTAGTCTTGAGCTAAAGATTTAAAGTAATCTTCTAAATCTTCATCATCTTCTTTTTTGACTTCCTCAGTCTTTGATTCAAAGACCTCTTGAAAATCATTAGACTCAGTTGAAGATGTTTCAGCTGTAGGTACCTCTTTGGTAGTTGTACTAACTGCTGCAGAAACTTCTGTATCACCAAGCACTTCATTTAGTTTTGTTTTAAGTTCATCATAAGATTTGAACTTATCTTCAGCAACTAAATCATGAACATCATGTTGTGCCTCGAAAACAGCTTTCATCTTGTCTTCACCCTCAACAATGGCACCTGGCTTTTCAAAAGATGAAGAGTCATAGTTCCAATATCCACCAACCATTTTAATTTTGATTCTGAAGTTTGCACCTTCAAGCAAATCAAAAGGGTTTACTGGAGTTTCATCTTCAAACTCAGGCTGCATAGACGCCATAATCTTTTCAAAGATTTTTTGTCCAAACTTAAAGATTTTAACTTTGCCTTCGTTAGAAGTATCTTGTGGGTCATTAAGAACAAGAACGTTTGCATAATAAGATGTACGTCTTTTCTGCTTACGAGCTATTTCTTTATTTTCCTCAATACCAGAATTCCATAACTTAGAGTTATATTCTGACACTGGGTCATTTTGGTTAATGGTAGTCAAAGAGTTTTCAATGTACCATTTACCAGTAGGTCCTTGGAAACCGTGGTCGTATATAGTCACCCAAGGTGTTTTAGAAGAATCCTTACCAGGTAAGAATCTGACAACTGCATAACCAGTGCCATCTTTACCCATACGAGCTTTCCAGATACGGTCATCATCGTAACTTTTCTTCTCAGTATTTTTTTGTAGGGATGTTTTAAGTTGCTCAAATTGGTTTGAGCGATTTTTTAGATAATCATCAAATGACATAATTTTCCTCCGTTTCGTCGTTTCGATTTATCGTAGCAGATAAGTTTAACAAGATTCTAGCTTGATATAAGAATATCCCTTGCGATACTCTCATAATATTTATAATCCAATTTAGATAAAACAAATGGTTTGTACTTCTTAATTTTTCTAATGTAATCAGGCCAAACAAAAGGTATGTCAACTGTCTTATCATGTTTATCTATAAATGGATAAAAATTATCTAATAGGATTATACTCTCCATTTGCAATTCTTTTTTAATTACTGCATTATGAATATCTGGTATCTTATCATGAGCTACAGACATCATTTGAGATGGATTGTGCTCTTTGATATACATCATATCTTCTTTAAACAATGATGGCATTCTTCTCATTTTAGATTTATAAACGTCCATTGTAGGTCTACTCATATTTTTAATCCACTCTTTTGGATTGTCTAAAAAATGAGCTATAAAAAAGTCTTCTAAATCATCCATTGAAATAATTTTAGATAGTTTCTCAAATGCATACACATCGTTTCTCTTATTATATGCATCAACACCAGCTTTTACTCTACCATTAAATTTAAAGTAATCATAGTCTGTACTGAAATGCTTTTGAAGAGCAAGATACTTTATATAGATTTCGTAACCAGTCTTTGTCATGAATATGCAATTACCATCAGAGCAAAGAATGTCAGACAGCAAGCATAGAAGAATTTCCAATTATTAGTTCGCCAAATGAAATACATAAAGCCACCTAAAAGAATACTTGTAATACCTAGTTGTATTAATACTGTAGTAAAATTAATCATACACTATATCCATAGTTAATCTTAGCATGTTTCTCTTCATCAGCTCTTATCTTTATAATAATATCTCTTAATGTTGCATCATCATCTAAATTATAATACTGTTTAGCTAGTGGAGTTGCAGGTATATTTTCTGCTTGGCCAGAGTCTACCATGTGTAAATATTGTGTGTAAGATTTTACTGCTTCTTCTTCAAAGTAATGTATCATTCGATGTGCAGTCTTTGGAAAGAATACAAATAAAAAAAAGTAAAAGACAAGAAAGATACCTTGTGCAATTAACACTAACCATCTTTCAAACCAAGTTGGATTTGCAATATCAATAAAAATCATAAGATGCATTCTTTCATTTTCAGCTTCAGCCATCATCTCTCTAATCTTTGGACCAAGACCAGCTTCCATCTTTCGAAGTGACTTCATATGTAGCCATACACCTGCTACTATACCAGGAACACCTGCTATTGTCTCTAATACTACAGCTCTATGGCCGTATCTTTTCGCAAAAAAAGTATCAGCTATAAACCTAAAAAATTTAGTCATTATTTTTGCAAACCAATCAGACAAGACTATTCACCTTATATTTTAACATGTTTAAATCAGAAGCATCTTTCTCTATCTTCTCTTTAATATTACTTGGTAGCATGGCTTTCATACCTTCTATTTCTAAACCATACTTTTCACATACAAATATAACTGCATCTATGTGGTTCACACCTTTACCTCTTGCAACAATCTCTTCTATTTCTTTTGGTAATTGTTTTACTTTAGCTTGAAAGTCACTATCTGATAGTGTACCTTTTTTAACTGTTTGCGATGGCAACGTTTGTTTATCTTCAATACCTATCATATTAGTTCCGGATTATCCTTTACTCCTTTACTTTGTAATACACTTTTACATAAATTTGATATGACAATATCCATATCATTTAAGTTTCTTGTTCTGTAATAATCTTCAACTAATTGTAATATCCTAATCTTTTCTTTTTCAGGTGCCTTACTAGTTTCCCAGTAAGTTGTGATATCTCTCATTACTTTTTCTACTTGTGTTGGACCTATAAAACTATCCATATTCACTCTCCTCTCTTTTTGAGTTATATAAATTGATTCTTGTTTTAAGTCGTTCAACCCAATACTTGTTATCTCTGGCTGTTTGGGTAAACTCTTGGACTTTCCCTTCATTAGTTGTGATAATGATTTTTGTATTTGACGGAAGTATATTTGTACGTTCATAAAATGCATAGAAATAGAAAGCTGCTTGTATAAAATAGTCTTCTATCCACTCCTCCTTTTTTGTTTTCCTACTAGTTTTAAAATCAATAACACTTAAATCACCGTCCATTTCAGCAATACAATCCACAGTGCCGGCGACACCGAGATAATTACTATATAATGTAGTTTCTAAACACTTAACACTACTAATCCTATCAAGGGTGGGACGTATAGCTCTAAATAATATGCTATGGTCGAAGTCTTCATTAAGTAAATATCTTTCACATTCCTTATGAAACTTAGTCCCATGAGTAGTAGCTTGTTTGCTGATTCTTTCTGCTTCTTCTTCACCAACTCTTTGTTTCCATTCTATCAATTTAGACATATCCTTTGTTTTACCAAGGACTGTAGTTATTGACGGAAATTTACCTCCATTTTTATCAATGTAATATCTGATACCTGGGTACGTAAGCTGTTTAAGTTTAGGTACCTCAACAAAGTCATGTTTGAATTTCATCTAATAATTTTTCCACATCTTTTTCGTCTAAAATAGCTGATTCTAAATTAAACATATAGTCTAATAATACTGTCTCAACCAATGATTTTAGACCTCTTGCTCCAACTCCCTTTTTGAGAGCGCGTTGTGCAATAATCTTTAGACCTTTACTAGATATTTTCAATTCTAATCCAGAGTGTTCAAACAATCTCCTATATTGGTCCATTACATTATTCTTTACTTTAGATAATATTTGTATCAAATTATCTTCAGTCAATTCTTGTAAAGGTGCTATCGTCGGTATACGACCTAGAATCTCTGGTATGAATCCATATTTTTCTAAATCCTCTGGTTGTACATGATTAAAGATGTTTGATTCTTCTTCAATATCACCTTTAAACTCAGCACCAAATCCAATACTTCTCTTACCCATGTTTAGTCTTTCACCTATGATTTCTTCTAATCCAGTGAATGCACCTCCCACAATAAACATAATGTTGGATGTATCTACAACAAATCTTACTTTAGATAATCCTTGTGCTCTTTCCATTTCAATCTCAGTACCTTCAATTAGTTTTAGTAAAGCTTGCTGCACAGCTTCTCCACCTACATCTTTTCTACCTTTGACTCCATCAGTCTTACTACATATCTTATCAAACTCATCTATGAATACGATACCAGTAGCAGCTGCATCAAAATTACCTCTTGCACTTTGGAATAGTCCATCAATTACTGTTTCTACATCTTTACCTACATAACCAGATGCTGTCATATTATTAGCATCTGCTATGTAATAAGGTACCTTCATCATTTCAGCTAACTTCTTAACAAGGTAAGTTTTACCAGAACCTGTAGGACCTAAAAGCATTACATTTGTTTTATCAATTTTCTTCTTCTCATCAAAGTCATCTTCTTTGAATATCATAAGTCTTTTGTAATGATTGTGAGCACCAACAGCTAAAATCTTC